GCAAAGCCGCTGATGGCCTGGCGCCTGAAGCTCTGCAAAGCAGCACGCTCATGGCGGTCAATCAAACCATTCAGGCTGCCCAGCAGCGCACTGAGATGATCGCTCGCTTGTTTGCAGAGAACGGCATGTCGCGACTCTTCAAAGGCATTCTTAAATTAATCGTTACCCACCAAGAGCGACCAAGAATGATTCGTCTGCGCAACGAGTTTGTACCAATCGCGCCTGATGCTTGGAACGCGCACATGGACGTAGTCGTCAACGTTAGCCTGGGCAAAGGTGGCGACCAAGAAAGATTGATGATGTTGCAGCAGATAGCACAGAAGCAGGAGCAGTTGTTGCAGCAATTGGGCCCAGATAACCCCATCGTCAATGCGCAGAACTATTACGCGACCATGACGCAAATGTTAGAGCTTGCTGGCTTTAAAGACGTGAATCGATTCTTTACTGATCCGTCTCAGTACCAGCCACAGCAGCCACAGCAGCAAGAACCACCGCCTGACCCTAACGCCGCATTGATACAAGTTCAGATGCAAAGCATTCAGGCCGATATTCAGAAGAAGCAAGCCGAGCTTGAACTAGAGCGCGAGAAGATGATCCGCGAAGACGATCGGCGCCGGGATAAAGACGAGGCTGATATTGCCTTGCGGGCAGCAGAGATAGCAGCGCGTTTTGGTGCGCAAGTTGATACGGCGGCAATCAGAGCCGGTTCTGAGCGGGACCGGGAAGCAATCAGACAATTAACGAGCGTGAGCAATGGCCAAAACGGAGCACCAGTATCTTGAGAACATCCAAAGGATGTTCGATGACCCTGACTTTGCGGAAATGTGCAGTCGGGTGAAGTTTGAAATTTTTGAAGCGTGGCAGCGTGAACGAAAGCCCGAGGCTCGGGAAAGACTTCACGCAAAAATGGAGGCATTGGATCAGGTTGTAAACACCATGCGTGCGGCAGCCGATTCGATTGTCTTCGAAAAAAATAGGAGCACCTAGTTTATGAGTGATAAAATATATGATGCGGAAAATCCCACCAGTGGGCTTTTTCAAGCGAGAGACGCAATCGAAGATTTATTAGCCCCTGAAGAGGACAAGGCAGAAGAGATCGAAGAGGGCGTTGACCAGTCCGATGAGGGCGAGGTTGAGTTAGAAACTGAGTACGAAGAATCAGATGAATTCGACTCAGAAGAAGATGATGCCGATCTGGATGATGATGAATACGACCCAGATGAGGAAGAGCAAGCAGCCGAGTCTTTTACCGTTAAGGTTAACGGAGAAGAAGTCGAGGTTCAGCTAGACGAACTCAAAAACGGGTACTCACGTCAAGCAGACTACACAAAGAAGTCGCAAGCATTAGCGGAAGAACGTAAATCGTTCGAGCAAGACCGCGATGCTGTACTCCTAGAGCGACAGCAATATGCGCAACTACTCAGCGCACTGCAAATACAATTGAACAGTAGTGATGAGCAGGCTCCTGATTTTGATCGTCTTTACAATGAAGATCCAATCGAGGCAACCCGCTTAGAGCGAGAGTGGAATAAACGTCAGCTTGCCAAGCAGGAACGCATGCAGGCGATTCAGTTGGAACAACAGCGGGTAGCGCAGGCAAACCAACAGTATCAAACGCAAGCAATGCAGCAAGTTTTGGCGGAAGAGGTCCATCGGCTTCCCGAGGTGATTCCCGAATGGCGGGATGAATCAACGGCAGCTACAGAACGAGAAGAGCTGCGTCAATATCTGTTAGATAACGGCGTTGCGGAAGAAGAGCTTCAGTCACTCGTTCGCGCCAATCACATAAAGGTTTTGCGTAAGGCAATGCTTTACGACAAAGGCCAGTCGCGGATCAAGAAGGCTGCCAAGAAGGGCAACCGATCTGCAACCGTTAAGCCTGGAAGCAGGCAAGGCCAAGTCAAACCTCGTTCAAGGAAACTAAAAAGCGCTCGTCAACGTCTTGCAAATAGCGGTCGGTTGGAAGATGCAGCCGGCTTATTAGAATCTCTTTTATAGGTAATTAAACATGGCAATCGTTACAAACACGTTCACAAAATACTCCGCTGTGGGTATTCGCGAAGATCTGGCGAATGTAATTTTCAACATCTCTCCCCAGACCACTCCTTTTATTTCCAACATGACTAAGAAGAAGACTGTCAAGAACACCTTCTTTGAATGGCAGACTGATTCATTGGCAGCAGCCGCAGCTAACCATCACATCGATGGCGATGACCTGGCCAGCTTTACGGCAGTAACGCCTACGGTTCGCTTGGGCAACTACACGCAGATCTCTCGCAAAGACTTTGTCATTGCAGATAACTTGTCTGGCGCAATCGATGAAGCTGGTCGCCGGTCTGAAGTAGCTTACCAACTCGCCAAGAAAGGCGATGAGCTCAAGCGAGACATGGAGCACAACTTGTGTGGATTGAGCCATGCTGCTGTCGGCGGAAGCGCTTCTGTAGCTCGAAAGACTGCACCTTTAACTTCTTGGTTAACTTCAAACACCAGCAATGGCACAAGCGGTGCAAACCCAACTTTGTCAGGCGGTGTCCCTAATGCTGCGCCAACCGATGGCACGCAGCGCGCGATGACTGAGCCCCTGCTGAAGTCTGTTGTTCAATCAATGTATACCAATGGAGGTGATCCTAAATTCTTAATGGTCGGTCCTCACGTCAAGACTGTTGTATCAGGCTTTGCCGGTATTGCAGCTCAACGTTACCAGGCACCCGATGGTCCTACTACGATCATTGGTGCGGCTGACGTATACGTCAGTGACTTCGGCAGTATCTCGGTTGTCCCGAACAGATTCAGCCGAGCGCGAGATGCTTATGTGATCGATCCCGACATGGTCGAGATGGCAACGCTTCGTCCGATTCAAAGCGAAGAGCTCGCTAAGACCGGCGATGCGACCAAGTACATGTTGCTCGCTGAGTATGGCCTCCAAGTCAACAACGAAGCTGGTTTGGGCGTTGTACGAGACCTCAGCACGTCATAAGGAATGACTTATGGAAGATATCCGCAACCTATCGTTTGACCCCGATGCTCAGATAAAAACTGATTTTATTTATGAGCAAGGCGACAGCTTAAAAGATGACAAGATCGTCATTGCTACTTCGCAAGACGTGACTGCAATCATTGAAGCAAACAAGCGGGCGGCTAACGCCGTGGACAAGCACCAGCGATATGGTGAGTGGTCTAAGGTTGCGAGTATCCCCATGGCTGTCTATCACGACTTAAAACAGCAGGGCATCGTCGATGACCCTGCTCGTTTTAAACGTTGGCTTAATGACAGCGACAACAAATTCTTTCGAACTCGGGGAGGCACTGTCTAGTGGCCTTAACCACCTATGCTGAATTAAAAGCAAGCATTGCTGACTGGTTAAATCGCGACGATCTGACCTCAGCGATCCCTGATTTTATAAGCCTGGCGGAAGCAGAGTTTCAACGCGACATCCGTCATCGCTACATGATCGTCCGCAGCCGCGCGACGATTGATTCAAGATTTAGTGCAACGCCTGCCGACTGGATGCAGAGCGTGCAATTAATTTTAGAAACCGATCCAGTAGAACCGTTGGAATACGTCACCAACGAATACATGAACAAGCTGCGCAGCTCATCGAGCGCAACTGGCAAGCCACGCTTTTATACGCACGTTGGCACTGAGATCGAAGTGTACCCAGCTCCCGATGATACGAGCACTGGCTACACCGCAGAGCTCGTTTACTACGGCAAAGTGCCTGTTTTAAGCGACAGCAATACCAGCAACTGGCTTTTGTCTTTATCGCCTGACATCTATCTGTACGGCGCCTTGTTGCAGTCAGCGCCTTACCTCAGAGATGACGAACGCATCGGCGTGTGGGCAAGCATCTATCAGAAAAAAGTAGAAGACATGCACGTCAGTGATCAACGAACACGCGGACAAACGTCCGTTCAAATGCGCACGCGCGCGCTTCAATAGGATAGCGAATGGCCTTTACAGATTACCTAGAAAACAAACTGCTGGCGCATACATTCAGTAACACCGCATACACGTCACCCTCGACCGTTTACGTGGCTCTTTATACCGTAGCACCCACTGACTCGACCGCTGGAACAGAGGTCACAGGCGGAGCCTACGCTCGACAATCGGCAAGTTTCACAACGACCGCCAGCGCGACGACTAACGCAAGCGCTATTGAATACCCAACGGCAACGGCGGGCTACGGCACTGTTGTTGCGGTTGCAGTTTTAGATGCTAGCAGCGGCGGCAACATGCTTGCATTCGCCAGTTTAGATGCAAGCAAAACAATCGCAACCGGGGACGTGTTTCGCATCCCTGCTGGCGACTTAGATATCACGCTTGACTAATGAGTGAACCAACTGGATTTGGCTATGGCACTTGGGGCTCGGGAAGATGGGGACAATGGTCCTACCTTGATGGATCGGCAACCGCCGCTGCATCGTCGTCTTTCTCGTCGAGCGCCGTTCGAATACTCCAAGGGTCAGCAACCGCAGCAGCGAACTCGACCTTTACCTCAGCCGGGCAACGAATACACCAAGGCGCCGCAACCGCATCAGCAAGCAGTTCGTTTTCCGCAAGTGCGAGTCGCATACAAAGCGGTGCGGCGACGATTGCAGCAAGCAGTGGATGTACTGCTGTTGGATTACGAGTTCGCGCAACGTCCGCTAGTGTTTCGGCTCAATCAAGCAGCCAGGCGTCTGGGCTCATCGTTGCGGTCGGATCTGCAACTATTGCAGCAGCGTCTTCGTTCACCGCTAACGCGGGAAAAGTTTTTTACGGCAGTGCGACTATCGAAGCTGTCGCTAGCGTTAGTGCTAATGGCCGCAGGAAGTGGCGCGCGGAAAGCAACGCATCAACTTCGTGGACCGATCAATCGTTTGCGGATGTATCTTGGGCAAGCGAATCAGACGCAACAACTTCTTGGGCCGATCAATCGTCTGCGAGCGATACCTGGACAAATCAAACAAACGCTTCAACGACTTGGCAAGAAGCAGCGTAAGGACTAAAAAATGGCATCAACTTATACCAATGATCTGCGTTTAGAACTCATCGCTACCGGCGAAGCTGCCGCGACTTGGGGAGACAAAACAAACGCCAACCTGACTAACATTGCAGCAGCGTTTGGCTACGCTACTCAAGATGGTTTTGCAGCTAACGCAGACTCGACTACCACTGTCGCCGATGGTGCTGCCGACCCTGCGCGGGCTATGTATTTTAAAGTTACATCATCAGCCACTTTGACCGCGACTCGGACCCTTACTATTGCTCCGAACACGATTAGTCGAGTGATGTGGATTGAGAACGCAACCACCGGCGGACAATCGATTCAGATCAGCCAGGGCACTGGCGCGAATGTCACAATCCCGACAGGTAAGACGGCAGTCGTTTATCTTGATGGCGCAGGCAGCGGAGCTGCGGTAGTTGATGCAATGGCGGGCGTGAGCTCTGGCGCATCAGATACATTAGCTGAGATTTTAGCTGCGGGAAATGCGACTGGCGGAACGGATATAGCAGTTAGTACGGGCGATGACATTACGTTTGCGGACAACAGCAAAGCCATCTTTGGTGCTGGCGACTTAGAGATTTATCATGATGGTAGTAATAGCTACGTTAAGGATGCTGGTACGGGTTATTTAATTCTTGGTGGTCAAGACGTAGGAACTTCAATACAAAATAGTTCAGGTCATAATTTATTATTGACGGGGGCTAGTGAAGTTAAAATAGGTTATGCAAATGCCTTCAAACTAGCCACAACCTCCACAGGCATCGACGTAACCGGGACGGTGACTGCGGATGGTTTGACTGCTTCAGGTTCAGGCGCTGTCGGTAGCTTTGACAGAACTGACGCAAACGCAATCATAGAGCTTAAACGATCAGGAAGTCTTCAAGGCTATATCGGTGCTTCTACTAGCGGCGACATTATTTTATACAACGCAAGCGCTGCTCAAAAGTTCAGAGCCGCAGACAACGGCGACATCAGCTTCTACGAGGACACGGGTACGACTGCGAAGTTCTTCTGGGATGCTTCTGCGGAGTCGCTTGGAATCGGGACGAGTTCGCCTACAGGTCTGCTCCATCTAGCGGCAGACAATGCACACGTTATTTCAAAGGTTATGGCATCAACTACTGGCTACGATGCAGAACTCTGGCTAGGACGAAATGACACTCGTAAGGCCATCATCAAAGCAGAGCAGCTTAGTGCAAACTCTGACCATGATTTAGTGTTTTTTACAAACGGCGCTAGTGCAGATGCAACGGAGAAGGTTCGCATAACCAGCGCAGGTGATGTTTCCTTTGCTAATTCGGATGGCATCATCAAGGCAATCGGTGGTGATGTTTCACTGGTGCAAGGCGCAATAGGTCTAAGGATTAACGATGCGGCTTCAGCATTATCACCAAGTACAGCCAGTGCAAACAATGACGCGTCTGTTGACTTAGGTGTTTCTAATATACGCTTCCGCAACCTTTGGCTTTCTGGCGTTGCTTACAACGGTGACGGCAGTGCTTCAGCGCCTTCAATTTCATTTGGTGCAGACACTAACACTGGGTTTTATAGAGTTGGTTCAGACCAAATTGGTTTTGTCACAGCAGGAACCATTAAGGCAAAATTGGATGCCTCTGGCAATTTTCTGGTGGGGAAGTCTTCAACTTCTGGAGGTATTGCTGGTTCTGTGCTAGCCAGTTCTGGTTTGACAAGACTTACTGCCTCTGGAATTGCTGTTGCAGAAATCAACAGACTGAGTAGCGACGGGTCAATTGTAGATTTCAAAAAAGACGGCACAACCGTAGGTAGTATTGGTAGTGGCACAGGTATCCATTTTGCAGGAGCAGCGTGTGGCTTGAGGATGCATAGTGGCGGTACAAAAATTTTCCCTACAAATGGTAGTGGTACATCTCTTAATAATACTGTGTCTCTTGGAGCTGAGGGCGCACGTTGGACTGAAGTGTATGCTACTAATGGCACTATCAACACCTCTGACCGCAACGAAAAGCAGGACATTGCAACTTTATCAGACGCTGAACAACGTGTCGCTGTAGCTTGTAAAGGTCTACTTCGCAAGTTTCGCTGGATAGATGCAGTAGAAGCTAAAGGCGACGATGCTCGTATCCACTTTGGCATCATTGCACAAGACCTTCAGGCTGCTTTTGAAGCAGAAGGTTTAGAAGCTGGACGTTACGGAATGTTTATCAACACAACATGGACTGACGAAGAAACTGAAGAAGAACATACGAGCTTAGGTGTGCGCTATTCAGAACTTTTAGCCTTCATCATCGCAGCAATTTAACAGGAGACAAACATGACAACTTGGACAATCTCAACTTTAGAACGTGAGTTATCAGACGGT